CTTATACTTTCTGGAGAAAGTGGATTGGCCTCGTTGTCTGACGTAGACATTGACTACGTTGAGTTCCACATGTGGGACGAAAGCATGAACCCAAATCTCGCTAAGAAACTTCCAGAGGGCGGGTATTCTTTTACAGGCATTGTTAAGTTAATTAACTCACCTAAATTTAAAGAACAAAATTACAAGTGGATAGCCATTGATTCTCTGACCGAGATGTCAGATAGGTGCATGAAAGATGTCGAGTCTTCGTTCGACCAGCCTACTGATATGAGAAAGTGGCAAGTGTACGAAAACCAAATGATGGGTGCGTTGAAGTTTATCAGAGACCTGCCAATGGAAGTCTTTGTCACATGTCTTGCGAAGGAAGAGAAGAACGATAACGATGCCCATGAATACTGGCCGATGGTTCAGCAGACTAAGGTTGCCAAGAAGTTGCCAGCGCTCTTTGACCATGTGTTCTGTGGTTTACGCTCAACAGACGACAGCAGTTCCGATATACAGGTGAACCGTCAAATCGTGACTGACCATGTTTATGGTTGGCACGGCAAAACTCGTGACCCATCCAACTGCCTAAGTCCAATTGAGAAGGGCGGCAATATTGTTGAACTTCTCAAAAGAATCCAAAACCCGAAGAAATCCGAGGAGAAAATTAATGACTGATTATAATGGATTTGGAAGCCTTGACCTTTCTAATGTAGAAGGGGGCGGTGGAGACCAACGCAAGACAATCCCACCTGGAAATCATATTGTCTCTATCACTGATGCGTCTATTAAAGACTCCGCAAAAGGTGGCAAGTTCATTCTTGTTATCTTTGAAAACGACGCAGGACAGTACGTCCAAGAGCGTCTAAACATAGTTCACAAAACATCTCCGCAAGCTGTAGAAATTGGCATGCGTAAGTTGAAAGAACTTTTGGTGTGCGGTGGACACCCTACTCCTGATAAGCCATCTGATATTAAATCACTGCTTGGATTAAAGCTGGGTGTTCGCGTCCAAGCTGGGCAAGACTGGAGAGATAATGAAGGGAATATACGTCCAGGCGGGGGTGAGTTACGCCCCACCTCTCCGTTCTTTAAACCAGATGATGGCAAGGTATCAATTGGCGATGCGCCAAAGGACGACCAAGTGTTTGGAAAAGCGGATAGTAATGAAGATGATTTGCCTAAAGAGGACTTAGACGACAGTATTCCCTTTTAGTCTTACCTCCCTCCCAAGTGCTAGAAGGGCGGGGGTGGTCTTTGGAGAAGGAACCACCCCCATTTTCCATGAAAAACAAAGATATTATAAAACAAATTGATGCGGCCTCTGTTGAAGATAGAGAGTTTCGTCCATACCTTGGCGCTTCTTTAATCGGTAATAATTGTGAAGCGTTTTTGCAGATGCAATTGAAAGGCTATCCAGCCAAAGATTTTGCACCGCATACGCTACGCATATTTGCTTTAGGCCACGTCTTAGAGGACATGGTTGTAGCCGACCTTAAGAAAGGCGGCTTCAAGGTCATGGAGAAAGATGACCTGACAGGCAGGCAGTTTGAGTGGAAAGAGTGTGGTGGTCACGTAAAAGCACACGCCGATGGTTTGATTGATATAGACGCTGGCTCTCTGTCTCTATTAGAGATTAAGTCGATGAACGATAAGAAGTGGGGCGAGTTCAAGAAAGAGGGTGTTCGTATTTCACACCCAAATTATTTTGCTCAGTGCCAGATGATGATGGGAATGGGGAAGATTAAGACCGCCTTGCTAGTAGCCTACAATAAAAACACAAGCCACTATCACACGGAAATAATTCCATTCGATGATTTGGCTTTTTCTCACATTGCCATGAAGATTAATAGAGTTCTGGCTGGTGGTAGGGAAAGAACCTCTGACTCACCTGACCGAATGGTTTGTAAGTTCTGCAACCGAAGGCCTGTTTGCTGGACTGAAGATATGGATTCCTTGATTGCAAAAGAATGTAGAACTTGCAACTGGTCAAAGGCTAACGATGACGGTTCTTGGCAGTGCATGAAGCATGAAAAAAGATGCCGTGAAATATGTGATGACTGGGTACGGATTAACCTTGAGGAACAAGAGCCATGGATTTAAAGAAATTTAAGGAATTTAGTAAAAAGATTATTGAGGTAGATGAAGTGCTTAGAGAGGACAGTCTGCAAATAGAGTCCATCAATGACCGTGTTCACTTCATTACTATCAGCCTACATTGCGCCGTAGAGGATGACGAAGTCTTTCGTCTCAAGGATGATTTACAAAGAGCAATAGATAAAAAGAGACACCTTTTGCGAATAATGAACGAGCATAAAACCACCAAGGACAAGATAAATGCAGATATGGAATTGGAACGGAGGGCTTCCAGTGCAAGTTGAGGGTGACGACAACGTCAATCATCCCTCTCATTACACCAATGGAAGTGTAGAGTGTATTGATGCTATTCAGTCAGCACTAACGCCAGAAGAGTTTGAAGGTTACTGCAAAGCAAACGCCATCAAATATCTATGGCGCGCTGGTCTTAAAAGAGACAAGGTAGAGGACTTGAAGAAAGCAAATTGGTACATCGAAAAACTAATTAGTTTCCTTTCATCCAGTTCTTCATAAAGTCTGATTTACTTGCGCCGCCACCTCTACTTGGTGGCCCACCAACAGCGTCTACAATTCCTTCTCGTATATCCCTGTATCCGCCAAGCACAGGTATGCGGTTCGCTACTACTCGTGCCGCGGCTCTTTCTGGGTAACGTCTCGAATCGTTTTGGTCAGCTATACCTTGATACACTTTAACGGCATCGAACGCTAACCCAGCAGTCGGCCCACCGAACACTGAAACTATGCGTTGCGCACCATAAGTCCCATTGTCTGCTTGCTCTGCGGTTTGATAGAAGATGTCTGCCAACAAGCCTAAGCCACCCATTTGTATCATGCCCTCTACGTAGTTACCCCAGAAGGCGTCTGCGCTAATTCCGTATATATCGCCGTGGACTCTTCCGTCCCAGCCAACTGACTCGGCTAACTCGTTGAATGAGCGTTCACGCGGTTGCCTGGTGTTATCTTCCCCGCGAGCTTGGACGTAATCTTTTACAAGGTTTGCACTTCCACCACCAATCATTGGCGCTACAGAAGCAAGCATGATTGCTGGAGAGAACCTACGTCCACCACCTGTTACGGGGTCTGCGGCAAGCCCAAGACGTCCTACGTCATAAGCTGTTCTACCCATCATCATCGGGAATGATTTAAGCTGATATACAATTTGCCCTATAGGAGACTGTGCAAACAGGGGTATGTCGTTTGCATTTGGCGTAAAAATAGTCTGGTTAGAAAACTTAATAACCGCTTCCTGCACCCGCGCTTTCGCGTCAGCCCTTTGAGGGCTGTCGCTAGGAGATGGTATAAAGCTATCAAAGTCATCAATCCGCTGATTGGTTGCAAGCAATTCGTCTAAGCCGTATGCACGAAGAATACGATAAGACTTCTGGAACTTTCTGTTCTGTTCCCTCAAGTTGGCCGCGGGATTGAAATTTGCTAAAGCAATAGCATACTCAGCCTTGAACCATTCATGCCCAACAGCAGATGAGGTGCTACGCCAAAAGCCAGTCCATGGGGATAGTAACGTAGCGTTAAAGAAAGCCACTGTATTCTTAGATGAATCCGCGCCATACAAACCCGTCATGCGCTCATGTATTTGGTTTTCAAGCGCGGCCCCAATGTTGCGTGTCATTTTACGGTAGTGGGGGTCGGCCATGTATTTGGCCATGGCCTTTGTATACGCCTTAAAACTACCCGACCTTACGAGTGGTAGAACCGCGTCACCAAGGGACGTGAATACTGTTGAGCCAAGTAGTGTAATAGCATTAAAGTTGCGCACTACTTTAGACGCCCTAGTTCCGTGTGTGCCAAATATACCGTACCCACCGTTACCCTTGCGCTGTAGGGACTCAAGAGTTCCTATGGCAAACTTTTCTATGTCCCTGTCTATTGGGCCAGACATGTTTTGGCGGTCAAGTATCGCGCCAATGATTGCGTCCATACGTTTTGAAAAAGCTGGCTCACCTCTGCCAGTTTCAAAGTTGCTCATAAACTGACGCATCGCGGCTTCGCCTTTAGGGGCAAGTCTTATTAGGGTCTCGGCCGCTTTTCGCGCGGCGATGTCGTCGCCCTCAAACGGCATTGGTGATTCGCGCCTAATTTCTAAACTCTCGTCAATTTTATCATTTAGCTTATTAACAATAATTTTGCGCGAAACTTTCTTTGTAGATAAAAGTTTTGCAATTTGGTCTGGCATGCTGTTGGCTGTGACTATGCTCATGTAGTCGTAAAAGCCATGAGTTTCATTACCGTATTTTTCTGCCAAATCTACGCGACGCACAGCGTTGTCAGCGTATTTACTAACAATAGCTTCTAAGTCATTCTCAAGATAAGAACCAACATCATCGAGGTGTTCTTTAAATTCATCGAGACGTATTAAACGCTGGTAATCAACGTGGTCATCGTTAGTGTCGCGGGTTCCATGGGCTGGCGTGTACACACCGTCCTCTTCCACAAGTCGTGAGTAAACTCTACCTGCCTTATCAAGAGCGCTATTAAAAGGTAAGACTCTATCTTCGTGACGTTCTGACTCGGAAACAAAGTATCTCGCCAAAGCCGCTTTAAAATTGTCTGGGTCACGTAAGATTTTTTCTACGCTCCAAACTTGTGGGAAGTAGTCTTTGACGCGACCCACCATTACACCCGCTTCCGTGAGTTCGTAATGAATGTTCTGGAACATAGCGCGCACTTTTTTATACGCAAAATTTTCAGCGTTCGTAAGATTTTTTACAGCGTTAGAACCTGGTCCGCGTCTAATTGCGTTTACAATTTTTTCATAACCACGAGGCTGGTCTACACCCATAGCGTGATGTAGGCTGGCCTTGCCAATGTTGAAGTCACTTGCCTTGCGCGCCCAATTCTTAATACCGCCACCTCCAGGCAACCCAGCAAGAGCTTCAAAAACTGGAGATACGTGGTTAGACGTGCGTCCCGCAAGACGCTCATAGTGTCCTGTCCCCTCCATACGTGCAGGAGAAATCCAATCAGCCACCCAGTTCATTCCAAAACGTCTCATGTTGTGGGAGTTTTCACCAAGCCCTATATTAAGAGCGCGTCTAAGAGCGCTTTGTTGACGTCCAGCAGGTACTTTTCCTCTAGCAATTTGACCTACAGCAGAGGCCGCATTTGCTGAGACGCCAGCATTTCTTAAGCCCTCTTCTATTGTGACAGTCTGAGACTCACCGAGTTGACCTTGCTCGTCCATGGTGTTTATAAGCTGGCTGTTTATTCTCGACACCTCTTCTTTGTCATAGAGGTATCCAGTAATGTGACGGTTGTCATCAAATTCGTCAGCCATAGCGTGTTTGATTTTACCTTGGGCCTCAAACAACATGGTAAACGGATTGTCTGTGGTAAGGTCGCCGTCTTCATGCCCCTTAATTCCATCATAGCCCTGGTCTTTTAAGATTTTATTTAGTCTTTCAGACGCGCTGGTTAATGAAATTGGTCGTCCACTATTTTCCCTAGCAACCTCTTGTATTACGTCTACAAACTCTTGATGCAGTGCATCGCCTGTAATGTAGCCTCGTGAGCTAATCATATTTATAGGAGACTCAGTGTCGAATGATGAGCGTTGGTCTATAGCGGCCATGACACCCCGAATAAAAGAGATGTCATCCACGCCGTACTCTGCGCCAATAGTGAAATCAAAAACTCTCGCATCGGCCATGTAAACAGGGATGTGCTTGTCTTGGCGACTTACATTAAATCCATCAAGTATTTCATCTAACTCTTCATTGATGACTAGTAGGTTGTCATAGACGTTATCTATTTGACGTTCAAAATGTCCAATACCTTCCGAGTTTCTTTCTCTATCAAACGATTTTGCTTGGAGGTGCATAATCGAGTCTTTCATTACCTCCCGCATTTCGAGCAAATCGTTATACTTATTTATATCACCTTCTGGTGCGCCCGCTTCGCGCAAAGCACCGACCATAGTTTCGTGGTATTGTTGCTCTTGCTCGTTAACTAATTCACGTACTTTAGTGCCATTACCGTAACGCTTGTCTGTTGTGACCTGTGGTTCAAGACCGCGCTCACCTAAGACGTGAGGCCTCTTGCCACCGACATCAGCAACAGTAAGTGTAAACATTGTAGGCGGATTATTTACATCGGCGTTGCCTGTAAAGTCGTTAATTGCGTCTTTTCTATTTTGACTAGAGTTATTCCAGAACGCTTCGGTAGTTCTTTTTAAGCCAGACACATCGCCCGTAGCCTCGTCGTCATAGCGACTTGGGTAGAACACTTCATCAATGCTTTCTCTTTGTGATTCGAGGTTGAACACGTTTCCGTATGCGTCAAGTACAGGGTGGGCTTTCTTAAGTCGTGTGTCCATCTGGCCATTCAGTATGTAGGCGACGTGCTGTTTTACTGTATGCACATGGCTTGGCAGAACACCCGCAGTCGCTTCATCAAAAGGCTCTGTTCCCGACATATTGCCAGAGACTTTTTTGACTAAATCATTTAGCGCCTTGTCCCAGTTTGCCTGAGTAACTTCTAACCCTTGTCCGCCTTGGTTTTTAGGACCAAATGTTTTTCTCCATATCTCTTGGTGAAGTTTTTGGCGCGGGTCCATAATAACAATCGCCCTGATAACATCTTCAACGACGAGCTTTGCGTTTTTTTGACCTGTCGCTTTTTCTGATTTAGGAGAAAGGTTTGTAGATAAACTGCGAATTTTATCTCTAAGCTCTTTAAATTCTGGCCCATCTGTTTCAATTTGTTCATTAAGATAATTGGCAGGAGGCGAGCCAGGTAATTGGTTTTGGGGGTCAGACGTATTTATTCTTCTGGCAACTTCGTTGACATCGCTAACGCCCATCATTGCTAGGTGCATGCGACGGTTGGGTCGTGCTGTTCCCACTATGTTTGCCATGCGGTAAAATACTGTCCGCATAATATTAGTTCTATCGACGTCTCGGTGGCTAAGTTTTTCTTGCGCTAAGTTAATGCCTGGCCGCGCGCCAGGGCTTACATTTGTAGTCGAAATCCCTTGAGTTTCTTCAATCTCCTTGCTAATAGCGTCAAGCGTGTACTGGTCGTCTATTTGCTGAGGCTCTACTTCGTTGGAAAGTGGAGCGGTGCGCTCGTTTTCTTTCATTTGACGCGCAACCATTTTACCGTAATCTGTTTCGCCGTACTTACCTAGCTCGTCAGAAAGTTGTGTCGCCGTTGCTAGCCTGTAACTGACCGCCTGGCCATCGTCTATTTGTGCAACTGTGGGAGATTTATTCAGCCTAGCGGCGTCTGCGTTTTGACGAGTTTCTTTGGTTCGCTTTTCTTGAATACGTTTTTTCTTACGTGTTCCGTCGCGCAACATTTTAGAATATTTGGCGTACCCTTTGAGTGGTGACTTAGGCGCAAACTCAATGCCTGGATAACCACCCTTCATTTTTACAGGTTCATCAGACAGTTTGTTAAAAGCCTTACGTCCATCATTAATAATGATGCCCATAAGTTCATTGACATCAAACTTAGAGCCTTCGTCTTGGCCGTAAAAAATTTGTCTAATTCTATCTGCGTCAGCAATCATGTCCCGCGATACTGCGTCATAGCTAAAACCAAGATTTTCAACTTCGCTAACACTTAATGTAGAAACATCTTCGCCAAGAGCGTCGTATATTTTGCCGTATAAAGTCTGGGACAGTTTGTGAGTTTGACCAAAAAGCATAAACGGTTTGCCTTTTTCACCAACTGGGCCTCTGCGTTTATATTCTGGGGCCGCAATACCATAAAGCCTGTTGGCCAACATTTGGGCATGAAAGACAATACCCTCGTCGTTGCCACTATCTATTGCTTCTTGCAGGTCATCTCGGTACATAGTCAAATCAATCATTGTTCTATGCACATCCTTGCCTGCTTTAGACGTGGGTGTCATAACGCCGTCGGCCAATGCCGCGGCTTGCAAATTATCAGGAATAATTTTGCTGAATATCGGAACCAAGTCTGGGTCCACACCCTTTCTGTGCAAAAAGAAATCCACGATAGACTTAACGTATCTGGATACATCTCTCATAATTGGGTTTTTATTCCAGTAGCTTTCTTCCCTAAACTCTGGAGCTAGTCTTTCGTTCATAGCCCAATTAGAAAACTGTGTAGCAAACCATTCTTGCGGACTTAGGTGGTGGTTCGAGCTAAATTTTTTGTCTCCGACTCTAACCACGCCCCCAGGGTGGTTTAACATTTCTGAGTGTATTGGGTTTTCTTCCAAGTTGTATAGGCTTCTAGCCAACTTAGGCTCGTCTACTAAACCAGTGTCTGCGTCTATATAACCTTGAGCAGTTTTCCAAAATTCCAACTTATCTTCAGGTGTTAATACATTATGATAAGCCCAATGACCAAGCTCATGTAAAACAGTCCTTATTTTGGGATTACTTACATTTTCTTTTTTAGACAATGCGACGTGATTTAAACGGCTCAACCTAGACTTATCATCACCATCTATTGAAAAATCAATGTAATAATTTCCATCGCCCTCTTTGAAGGCGGGAGCTAAATCGTCCGCTTGCTCAGACAGGGTGCGTAGCACAGAGGTAATCTCTGCGGTCTCTTTCCCTGACATAGTTCTAAGTATTCCCTTAAGCTGTCTTTGAGACTCGCCAATAGTTTCGCCAGGAAACCTTATGTCGTCAGGTACAATAGATTTTCTAAAGTTGTGCAGGGCTGTAAAAATTTCTGCGTAGCTTCTTTTTAAATCTCCCTGACCTAGACGCGGCCAACCAATATCGTTTTCTATTGAATTTATAGCCGACACAAATGTAAGTTTGTCTACTTCGCCCGCGCGTTCAGCAAGACGACTAATGGTAGTAGAAATTGATACGCGCCTGTCACTAGGCATAGGCATATCTTCTACTAATTCTTTTAGGCCATCCAATTCCTGCACAAACTTAAGGGGTGTTAAATCAACTACTTGTTGAGATGCTTGCTGGGCAGTTAAATATGCTCTCTTGGCTCCATCAGGAGACCAGACTTCAAATTCTTCTGTAGCCGTTTTAGAGTTACGCGCACCCTTGGTGTGTCCAATATCAAAGTCTTCAATGTCTGCTTTCCCAAGAAGTGCTTCGAGTCCCTTCCCGTCGTCTATTTGGTTCTGACCAATAACACGTATATTTCCTGTTTCTTTGTTGCGTAGCGCTATGCGCTTTCCATTTGTGCTTAGGACGGGAACATCAGGGACTTCGCTAGTAATAGGAACAAGACTGTTTTTGCCAGTATTTTTGACAGCCTCACCGAGTGCCGCCATGTCGCCGTCAAGCTCAAATCTCTCAAACGCTCTATCAAGTATGTCTTTGTCTGTATCTACAGGTACGTCTGTTGATGCGTAGTGTGTTTGGTTCGGGCCTTCGCCACGAGCCACCCGCATGTTGGCTTCGTTTTTCCACGCCTTGTTGGTTATAGGGTCGTGCCAATAACTCTGACCTCTTGTGGCGGCTTCTGGTTTAATAATATTTTTCTTGCCGTCTGCCCTGGGTAACAAGCTTCCTTGGCCATCAGCAAGGTACTCGCCACCTGTTGAGACGTAACGAACGACACCTGTGTTTGGCACTCTACGCGTTCGCGTTTGCACAACTTCTTCCACAGCGTTCGGATTTTCTTCCGTGGGGGCGGCTCTTTCAAATCTAACTTCGTATTCTTCTTCGATTAACTTATTAGCCTCAACAACCGCGTTATCATACCCATAAATAATTTTTGTATCTGGGTCCAAACCTTCAGGAACAGAGGGTGCGCGGCCAATAAACTCGCCGCTTTTCAAAAAACTTTGTATCTTATTAAAAGTTGTTCTACCTGCTGTTGTTTCAATAGGCGGATTAGCAAGCGGGCCTTCTAGGTCGCCACTGCTTTTTTGAATTTCAGAGCCGCGCATTTGCACGACTTTCATGGTTGCGGCAAGCTCGGCTGTTTCTTCAGGTAAACCAAGCGCAATCATATTCTTAGTAAGTTGTTTTACTTTTTTCTGTTCTGTAACAGTAAATTCTGGCTGACCATCAACATTTTCTATGCTGTTTCTTTCGTTCGTAATTCCGCCATCATCCAGAGAATCTACCAACTCATTGAATATACGGTCCCCCTGCTCAGGGTCTTCTTTTAAAATTATCTCCCTTGCTTTATCTGGTCTTAACTGTACTATTCTTGCAAACACCCCACCCAAATCTTTATCAATTTTTGTTAAAACACGCTCTGCGCGCTTTTGGTACGCCAAGTCAACAGGGTCCACGCCCACGTCGTCAAATGCTGTAAGAACCTGAATAATATTCGGGCGTTTGATTTGTTTTATTGTGCCGTCTTTTGATACAGGTATTCTGCCTTGAGCAACGGCCTCAACTATATCCTCTTCTGTTTTTCCAATTTGAGATAGAACATTTTGAATAGCAGTTTTCTGTTCATTGCTACGGTATCTCAGAGTGCCAGTTGTTAGCGGAGTAATTGGTCCCGCGGATTCTTGCGGCAAGGAAATAGCCGCCCCATCTTTTGGGTCTCGCACAATTATTCTGCCTGACGTTTTTTCCCTATAGCCAGGAAGCAAAAATTCCCCGTCTTGCATCATTATGTATTCAATCGGAGAAGAGTCTACGGAAGCCGCTTCTACATCAGGCTCAGGTGTGACTGGCTCAGGCGTCACAGCTTCAGGCGCAGTAACAGGCTGAGACGTAGCTGGCTCTGGTGTCTGCCCTGCCTTAGACGCTATGATTTTCTTAACATCTTTGACGTTGTATTTTTTACCTGATTTTGTAGTTGGAGTAACACCCTCAAAGTCTGCTTCTGTTAAACCAGCGTTTTGCGCCATACCTCTTACGGCAGAGGTAGAGAACATGCTTTGAGGTAACTCTGCACTTGTTTCCACGGGCGAAGGAGCTTCTACTGGCGCGGCTTCAGTGACGGGCGCTTCGGCAGGAGTTTCTACAGCTTGTGTTGCTGTAGGAGTGGGCGCTGGCGCTTGACTTGCTGGGGCGGGGCCACCAGCTACTACTACTTGTTCGCTTTCTTTTACTGCTTGGGCTGTAACAGCATCGCCATTGCGAGTGAAGTTTTTATAATCAGCTATAAGTGTACGTAAGTCACCGATACGCTTTTGGGCCGCGGCTATTGTAGCGGCGTTCGGACTTACTAAGTCTGCGGCAATTTCATCTTGGTAATTAGAAATTCTAGTGGCAAGCCCCTCCATCGAGGCGACAGTGGTGAGTTCTTTTATTATTTGTGCTTCGTTTTCTGTGTCACCCTTTTGGCGCGCCTCATTTAAATCCTGTTGTAATTCAACTTGTCGCTTTGCAAGGTCCGCCTCTGATTCAGCTAGCTCTTGCTGTAAACCTGGGAATCGAGAGTCTTCTACAACGTCCTCTCCAATAGCGTCAATCTCTTCTTGGGAGGGTAGCTCTATATCCTCAGCATTACCTTCCTGAGTGCGCACCATATAGTCGTCTGCTTGTATGCTGTTTCTTAAAATAGTCGCTATTTCTGCTTTTGCGTTTTGACCTTTTTTTTGTGCCTCATCAACTAACTGTGCAATTTGAGCATCAGTAAAACCTAACTCGTTTAGACGTGCGTTTTCAGCTTGTAGAGTAAACTGCTTTCCAAATGGGCCGTAAACAGCTTTGTCTAAAAAGCGTCCCGCAACACGAGCAGGAGCCAATACAGCGCTGGCAACTTTATCTGTTTTAGACGCGCCAGCACCAGCGCGAGCTTGCACAGCGGCCGCACCACCCGCAAGACCAAACAACCCGCCGAGGCCAACCCCTAAAAGGCCTTCCGCCGCTGCCGCGCCAATGGCGCGCGTAGTATCAAACTCATCCTGGATGCCTGTCGCTAGGTCTCTGTTTTGTTGTAGAGTATCTTGAACCCCACCAACACCAACACCGACAACACCTTCTGCAATAGCACCAGTTTTTGCCGCTCTTCCAAGCATTTGTTTTTGTGTGACATTGGTTGCGGCTCGTGCGGCGGCTTTAGCCGCTAAAGCACCAGAACCAAAGCCAACGATATTAACTGGGTCAAGAATTGCCGCGGCCGCATTTTGCGCGAACCCGCCAAACCCACGACCACCCTTGTCAAAAGCGTCTGGCAAGCTGTCAAAAACTTGCTTCATACGCCCTTTAAGTTGAACTTGACGCTCGTCCTGCCCCCTTGTTTCCATAATATCAAGAACCGCTGAACCCGCGTTCATACCTTTCCACGTCTGGTCTTCGTAGAATTGGTCGAGTAGTTCTTCGATGTTTGATGGGTCTGCGACGTCTCCTTGCTTGCCGTAATACTCCATCAGTTCAGAAATAAACTGTGGGTCTTGCAGAGCGTCTAGCCCTGAAGAGGAGCTTAAAACTCCATTTGGATTTACGGGGTTGTCAAAGCCTGTAAGATTTTGTTCAAAGCCTACACGTCGGGTGGGGAAATCATCTTGTGCCACTAGGTTCTCCAGTTTCCATTGGTGGGTATTTCACACAAATGTAGAAGAATAGAGGCGGGCTGTCGTCCTTGTTATGGCAACGCGCGTAAAATGGCTTCAGCCAATTGTAATTGGTCACGACTAAAGTTTCGGTTTCTGCCTTTAACCATCACGCCGCCTACGACGCCGAGTGCGGCGGCATATTGCCTAGCAATATTTTGTTTGTCGGTCTTCCCAGTGCGGTCCATATACTTTTGCATAGCTTTAGCCGCTTCTTTAATTTCGTTTCCGTCAAAATCTTTAAATTTGTCGTTAAACCGACGGTTTCTCTGACTAACCCTTGCCTGAAATGCACGGAGTTCGTCTTGCCTACTCCCAAGGTTTTCTATGTTAGCTTTAATATTCTGTTGCATGGCGTCAAGTTCTCGGCTCGCTTTCGCCTCTAACTCCCGTTGGTTTCCAGGGTCGCCATCTTGCCCCTTCACAGTTGCTAAGAATTTTGATTGATTAGAGATGTTTCTTCTAACCCCTTCTAACTCTTGAAATGCCATTTGTTGGTCCCTGATAGCAACGCTTATATCACGAACATGTTGAGCATAGGCATCCGCAGTCGGTAATCCAAACGCATTAGTGCCACCGTAAAGCTCTGCCGTGGTTTGAATTTGCAAAGGGGTTGTCGCATCAATATTGCTATCAGTTTGTTTTGTTATTGCTCCATTTTCTCCGAGGTTCATTCTTACGTAGTCAGGGAAAGTTTGAGGACTTCCGCCACCCAAACCTCGCAGAGATAGATACGAGTTTTGCTGGTTTTGTTTGAACTGAGACACAGGAACTTTACTACCTGGCGGAAGGGCGGCGTCTATTTCAGCCAGGATATCTTCTGAGTTGTTGGCAGTTGTTCTTTCAAGAATACCTTGGACTATGCGGATAGACGTTGGGTCCAAAACATAACCTGCCTGTAAAGTTCCTAACGCGCCCTGAATCGCTATATCTTTAGGGCTGTCGCCACCCGCAAAATGTGCAAACGCCATCGTTTGAGCCTCAAGCCTTTGTGACGTGCTTGAATCACCGTATTCTAAAGCATCCTTAAACGCCGCGCCTTGCTCTTTATTCCAAGTATCTTGAACCATGGCGTTAGACATAGTGATAAGATATTCATCAAGTTCCCCGTCTTTATTGTATCGGTCATAAAAGTCTGGGCCTACTTTTTCTCTAACAAGAGATAAATCGTTCATGCCGACAGCGCCTCTCAATTTGTCGTCTTTTAGATAGTTAGCCGCTTCTCCGAACACCCTGTCTCTTATACCCCTGTCATACCCTCGAATCTGACCATCCAACAAACTGTTCGCCGTTTGTCCTTGTAGGCCTGCGGGTAGTGATTTCTGCAAGGTCGATTGGTCCATTCCTTGTTCTACAAAATTTTTTATCATTTCTTGATTTTCACCAAGTAGTTGATAAACAGTATTGTTGGCTAAAGAGTCTGCTCTTTTTGAAAGACTGTCTAAAACTTTCTTAATTTGAGAATCCATAGATGGGTCGCCAGGCAGATTTGAGCCGAATAACTCTTGTGTTTCTCGGAGCGCGCCTTCGCTGTCGCCACTAGCCTTAAATCTATTTACGAAGAAGTCATCAACTTGCTGTACAAACCCTTGCTCTTGGTTCAACGCCTCTAATTTCTTCTTCCTATCCGCGATAAGGCGGTTCTCTTCGTTAGTGTCCGCAATGTTTTGTAGAGCTTGTCCAGTGGCATTTCCAGGCCGCAGGTAAAAGTCGCTTCCTACCAAGGAGTCCGTGAAGTTCTGTAGGTCTAGCGCAGTCGCATACGGGTTGTCTCTGCGGTACTGCTCGAAAGCCTTCGCAATTTCAACGCGCCGCGTATCATTTTGATTCTTTTGATTAAGCATGCCCTCAGCGGCATCAATTGAAAACATTCCAAACATTTAAGCTTTCCCGTCACCAAAGAAGAATTTGTAAGGCCCAACTGCTGGTTCGTTTAGTGAACCGTCTCTATTATATGTGGGTCCGTACCTGTTATCTAAGAAACTACCAGCTCCAGAAATTGCATTTTGCATGAACTGTCCACCGAGTTGGCCCGCTTTGGAACCCGCCGCCGTAGCGTCGGCATAGCCTTTGTTTGCTGAAGCTAACTGGTCTTCCAGCATTGACTGAATATTAGTTAAGTCCATAGATAAATTAGGAGAGCCTGGCATATTCAAGCTACCCAGGGCGTTGTACTGTGTTCGATTTCCGTAGGGGTTACTCATACTGAGCATATCAGCAACGCCACTATTTGGGTTGCCATAAATTTTAGCTAGGCTGTCTATAGATAGCGGCCCAGTAACACCTGTGTTTGATTTGGTTGGCCCCCTTAGCAAGTAATTGTTTACTGCTGAACCTGTGGCTTTATCGTAAACACCGCTCGTGGTACGTCTAGCATTTGCATCAAAGTTCAATCCTGTTGTGCCAGCCATTTGAGTATTAGAGAGCTTGTCTTGAAGTGCTTGTCTAAGTAAAGCAAACCTGTCTGTCTTTATTTTATTTTCACCAGTGACTTCTGCTAGAGCATCTGAGTAAGCAGACTGCCCAGCTTTCTGCACAGCGGGGGCTATTCGAGCTAGAACCTCAGCACGTCTAGCATTTGAGTCAGCGCCATCAGTTCCAACGCCACGCCTTATAAGGTCTGACTCTGTTTTAGACAACATTTGGTCTACTGCGCGTTCAATTTCTTGATTAAGAACTTGAAACTTTTCGTCTGCGCGCTCGCCAATCTCTTCCTCTCCAGCAAGCTCAGGGGTCTGCATGTTTCCCTGAGCCTCAAGAATAGATGTAAGCTCGTCGCGTGTATTTGATGTCTGACGCAATATATCATTGGCCAGAGATACTTCGCGGTCACGCTCAAGCATTTTTTGTTCGCGGTCTTGAACTAGTCTTTCTTCGCGCGCCTCAAATTCTCTGTCCAGCTTTGCTTGATTGCTGTCCATGTACTCACGCTCTTCTTCGCGTTCTTTAGCCCGTATTCGGCGCTCACGTTCTAACTGCTCTAATGCGAACTTGCGTTCGTTTTCGCGTATCTCTTTGTCATTTGCTATCTGCTCTAAGTCAAATATGCGTCTTTCGCGTGCGGCTCTCTCTAGCGCTCTTTGCTGGTTTGAAATTCTTCTATTTTGGTCTTGCGCAAATTGCTCACCTAGCTGGTCTTGCTCACGAAGGTATCTTTTATTTTCGAGCCGCTCGTCCATCTGGTCATTAAAAAACCCCATGTCACGTTCATATTGTTCTCTTGCTTGAGCCGCCGCTCTTTCTTGCTGGGCGAACTCAATGTTCATTAAGTTATTTTGTTGTTGT